AAGCCCTTGGCACGTCTGTCGATCACCTTTACACTAGTAATGGTTACGTACGTCTTCTCGCTGATCAGAATTCAACGACTTATGGAACGGCGATATCATCCCTGCTCTTCCAGGGTCAGCTCAATACCGATTGGAACGATCTGATGACCGCCAAGACCGATAATACCCGTCTTACTATTTTGTATGACAAGACTCGCCGACTTGCCCCTGGTTCTGCTTCCAATCAATTTTGGAAGTTTAAGATGTGGCATCCGGTCAACAAGAATTTGGTTTACAACAATGAGGAGCAGGGTCCTTCTGAGACTGTTCAGTCATATTCTACTCTTGGAAAGCCTGGTGTTGGAGACATTTATGTGGTGGATATGCTTGCTTGTGCATCAGTAAATGCAAGCGACACTATTGCATTTAACCCAGAAGCATGTCTATATTGGCATGAAAGATAGTCTATAACTTAAGGAGTGGATAGTCCGCAGGGACTTGTACGACAACACAATTTCCGTCGATCCAGTCTATATCAGCATCAGGGTCCTCTCTGGGATCCTTGTTGTTACACCAGATAATGGGCCTCCCCCAATTGAATGTCATTTTTCCCTTATACTTGTCCGTTACCGTGAATGTTTCCTGTGCACCCATCCAGAATTTCCACATTGGAAAAAACTTCAGTGAATGTATATCGTCAAAAACGGCATAATTGACGTCATCGTTATCGAATAACAGCTGACTCATGTCAAAGCACCCCCCAAAATAGAAGTGGGTGCCTAATGATCTAGCCCAAGAAGTCTTTCCCGTGCGTGTAGGACCGACCAAGATGAGAGATTTAGGTCTACATGCTTAGTCAGCAATCACGTAATCAATAAACAGCTCGAGGCGCCCAACCCCAATCTGAGATCTATTCCAAGCGCCCTCGAGCGTAGGAGGGGCCGACAGTGGCTCTCAGGCCACGCGACCGGAGGGAGCAAGAGGCCCCTCCAGAGCGACGGGCAAGAAGGCACTTAAAAAGGGACTTCACTTACCGTCCTCCACGTCTTCCCAAATCAGACGCGCACCAATCGCTGAGTTCCGGATAAGGTCCAAGCTCCCATTCCAGTGTTGGATCACTGACGTAATCAAGAGGGTTCTGCAGGGTTTTTCCCTCGGCGATAGCGCGTACCTGGAAAAAGTATCGCCCGAAGAGACTGACACTAGATTCCTGAGCGACTCGTAAAGTCTCCTCTCTAGTCTCTGCATCAAACACGCGTCTCCAGAAGTCATCACTGTCTGTCTTGGTAGGTAATACCTCAGGTCGTTCCAGGCCTCCCGCGACCACATCTCCATCCTTGGTAGCATAGTCGAACATTTGCTCAGGAGTCTTGCGGCCGCGCAGAATGTTTGGATGATGGCCGTCGATATCAAATATTCGGGGGTTCCGGCTTTGGAATTTCCTAGCGAACATGAAAAAAGCATGGTAGTGAGTTCCACCGTCTGAATGAAGCTCTTTGCCAACGATACACTCGGCTCCCAGTTCCGCAAGAGTGTCGACAATTCTGAATGGATCGAGACCCTCGGATTGACTGTAGGTGAGGAGTCCATATTTGGCGGCAAAGCGAAAGGTCATGTGATGAGGTGACACCAAAAGGCAGAAAGAGTTGTGTTTAATATTATACACAACTCGTGGTGTCAGTGTCACTTATAACCTTCTGCCAAGACGGGAAAAGGTATAAATAGATGCAGTCCCCCGACGGAAAACTGCACACTTTTCCCGCAATGCCTTATGGACGCTACTCCCGCCGCCGCCGTTACGTCAGGCGTTCCACGCCAAGGCGCTATCGAAGAACTACGATTACTTTTCGGAAAACTCGCTCTCGTTACCGACGGAAAGCACCCCTCATGTCTAAAAGACGTATCCTCAACACGACCTCGAAGAAAAAGCGGGACAACATGCTTCCAACAGTAACCACTAGCAGTGGTGGTACTCCTACAGCTGGTTCAGCTGCTGTCATCGGCAATGCTGCCAGTTTCTTTGTTTGGTGTCCAACTGCTCGCAATCGGCAGACCGGATCTGATCCTGTGTCTGTTACCAATCGAGAGAATGATACAGTGTACATTCGTGGTCTCAAGGAGACTGTTACTTTGCGAACTATTGCATCTGGTACTAATGGTGCCGCGTCATGGTTATGGCGTCGTATCGTTTTTAGTTCTAAGGGGTTGTACCAAGCCCTTGGCACGTCTGTCGATCACCTTTACACTAGTAATGGTTACGTACGTCTTCTCGCTGATCAGAATTCAACGACTTATGGAACGGCGATATCATCCCTGCTCTTCCAGGGTCAGCT